ACCTTCAGGCCAAGATCCCACTGGTACAGAAGCTCGCGCGCCTGGAACGGGTTGGACGAGGAATCAAGGACGCGTTGTTCGCCCAGATCCTTCATCTTCAGGCCGGCGCTCAGATTGCGCGGCACAACGCCAGTGATCGTGTTGGCGTCCCAGACGATAAGATAGGCCGACGTGTTCGTCGAACCGGTGCCGCCGCAATCGATGACGTTCGTCGCCGATAAAGACGTGCCAGTTGAGACGGACGAATAATATTGCGCAAGGCCGGTGATGCGTTCGGAGTTTGTCGCCTGCGATTCATAGATCAGCGCCGACGCCGCCTGCTGCGACATGCCTTCGATGAAGGCCGCGGATTCGCTCATCAGAAGCGAGCCCGGATCGTTCGAAATGTCCAGCAATTTGGTGTCGATCTGCGCCCGCGCTTCGAGCGAACCGCACGCCAGATCGATCTGCGCGGTCGTCGACTTCGTGGGCTGCGTACCTTGGTTGATGCGGCGCCACGTCGCGGACGGAATGCCGGTGCGGATCGTGAAACGGTCGCCCGTGTCCAGATTGCCCTGCGACCACAGCATGTCGTCCAGAAGCTCATTCTTGGCCGACAGGATTTCCGCGATCGCCGCAGCCTTGCCGTCCGGGTCCATGCGTTTTGCAAGGTCGACCAGCGTCAGATTGGTGTTGCCAATAGCGGCCATGTATCAGTCCCCCTACGCAGCGCGCGGCTTATCGTGCGGAAATAGAATTTGCTGGGGCAGCAAAGACGACGCACCAGAACCGCCGGCATTCGCCCCCGGCGCCGGACCCGTCACCTTGCCCATCAGCTTTTCGAGAAATTCGAATTCGGCCGCGGTATTCACGCGCGCCAGAATCGCCAGCGCATTGTCGCCGCCCTCAGTCTTGACGAAATTGCGCAGCGTGTTCACGCGCGCTTCGGCGTTCTCGCCGAGCTTCGCCATTTCCGCCTTGCCGGCGTCCATGACGGCCTTCGCATCCGCAAGCTGCGCCTGGACAAAGGAATTCAACAGCGCCGTCTGCGCCGCTTTACCCAGCCCGAATTCAGCGAAAACCTTGGCCGCGCTTTGCAGCAACGGCGAATCCGCATCCAGCTCGATCGGCTTGCCGTCCAGACCGGCCAGCGGCTTTCCGTCTTCGCCCTTGAGTTCGGCGACGAGGCTTTTGAAATCGACCTTGGACGGATCGTCGACCGCGCCGTCCGACAGCTTCGCGAACTTTTCCGCGACGCCGTTCAGTTCGGTCAGCTTGTCCAGATTGAACGCATTGTTTTCCGCGTTCCAGAAAGCATCAGGCATCCCTTCCGGCTTTCCAGAAGACGCTGCAGCGCCACCTGCAGAAGTTCCACCCGACGGCGCCGTGATAGCACCGGCGTCATTCGTTGCCGCATTGGACGCGCCGGCTGGCGCAGCTCCGGCATCACCCGTCCCCGAGTTCGCCGCTACTCCGTCCATCGCCGCCGCCAGGCTCATGCCGTTCGTCCACCATGCCTAAAATTTGGTGGACTAACCTTCTTTGGCCCTCCCGCTCGCTCAACGCACTAAAGTCGGACCCCACAGGCGAAGGACGGATCAGAAACTGCTCCTCCATCCATGAAAACAGCAGCGAGCCGTCCGCGGTGCGCGCCAGACGGTTCACCACTTCACGGATATTTTCGAAGTCCGGCTTCTTTTCCTCGCGCGGATGATTGACCGAACGGATGCGCGCCAGACGCCGCATCGCCCCTGTCTGCGTCATTGTTGCATTCCCGGCTGTTGCGGCGCGCCAGCGCCCATCGCCGACGGATCGACGCCCTGCGCCTGGGCGGCAAGCGCGGCCGCCTGCTTGATCTGATCGGGCGACAGCACCACGACGTTCTGCTCGTCCATATCGGCCTTGATGTTGCGGATCGTGCCGGCCGCATCGATCACCGCCATCTGGTCCGGCATGTTCGCGCGCATGATGTTCAGCAAACGCTCCGACGATGCGACCCGCTCATAGGCCCGCGCCCGGCCGAACGTCGATTGCGGCACCACCTTGATCACACGATCGCCCAGCCGCACCGGATCGATCTGGCCTTCCTTCGATCGCAGCCACACGACGCGCTTCAGCACCGGCAGCACGAATTCATTGATCACCTTGCCGCGGGGTATCTCAAGACGCCGCTCGGTGCGCGCCTTCTCATCCGTCCATTGCCCCAAAGTCGGCGGCGTGTCGCCGCGCTGATAGGGCTTGTCCTGGTACAGAGCCCGGCGAATATTCGCCTGCAGCTCCTGAAACTCGAAGAAGGCAAGATCGAGCTTGCCTTCCATCTTCAGCGTGTCGACCTTGGAGCCCGGCGCACGCGGGATCATGTCGCCCGCATCCAGACCCTGATCAAAATTGATCACGCCATCGTCATCGTAAAATGCGGGCGGATCGATCAGCTTCGATCCCGCCGCCAGCACCATCGCCTTCAGCTCGTTCAGGACGCGCTGATCGGGCGACGCCTTGAACGCCGGCCCGATTCCGTACACGCATGTCCCCGACGTCGCCCAGCGGCAGGCGATGATATGCGCCGCGCCCGCGCCGTCGTAATTCTGCGACCACACAAGCTGATCGTTCACAAAGATCATGCGCGTGTAGCTCTCATTGGCCTTGTTCGCCCATGAGCGCACCACGCCATCAAGCACCTGAAGCGAGCTTTCCGGCTGCAACCCGGCCAAAGTCGCCGGCAATGTCACGCCATATGGCCCATAGCAGATCTCGAACATCCGCTTTTCCAGCGTCCGCTCGCGCCAGCGCCCATCCACAAAGCCATGCGGGCCGCGGTCCAGCAGCAGATCCGCGATCGTGATCGGCTCGGCGATCAGCGGATTGTTCGGCCCTTCCGACAGGATCGACATGCCCGCCGTGCCGCTCGCCAGTTCCTGATAGAATTCAAGCGCCGCTTCGGTGAAATTAGACCGCTCAATTTCGGAATAGACATAATCCTGCGTGCGCGCGACCGGCTCCTCGATCTGGCGCAGCACTTCCGGCGGCAGCATTTCAGCCGGCTCGAACTTGGCCCACACTTCCTGAACCGGCGTGAAGCGCGCCATCATGTCGGCCGCGAAATCCTCGACCGTGTCCTGCAGCGTCGAATCCAGAATATCGGCCACATCATCCGGCGACAATTGCGGATCGCCGCCGGCCTGGGACAGCATCTGCTGCGCAGCGCCGACCTGCCGGCGCCACGGCGACGACAGACGAAACACCTCATTGATCAGCGATGCCCGGCGCAGACGATCGGTCCGCGCCAGCGACACACGCCGCTTCATCTCTTTCTTGAACGCTTCCTTGTCCGCGCCGGATTGCGGATCAAGCGGGAACGGCGCGCCATCCGCCATCAGAACATCCCGCCCTTCCAGATATAACCCAGATTCAGGCCGGCCGGAGTTCCGCCGGCGCCGGCAGACGACAAAGCCGTCGACGCCGCCCCGGCAAATGAGCTCGATCCCGTCGATGCGCTCGCTCCAGCGCCCGGCGCCTGGCCGAACACCCGCGCCTTCAGCCGCGTCTTACGCTCCAGCACATCGCCCACGGCCGCATTGTTCGCATCCGTCGCCGCCTTCTCAGCCGCCAGACGCTGCGCCTTGACCGCGGGATCTTCCTCGACGGGTTTAACTGACGGCGCCTTGACCTTCATCGGCGACACTCCATCATCGCATTGGCCCACGGATCGAAGCCGACATCGGACGCAGGAATGACCCAGCACTCGCGATGCTGCGGCGTCGAGATCAGCAACGGCGAAACCGCGCGCTCCTCATCTGGCCGCGTCGCGCAGGCGCCAAGCGCCAGTAAAAGGATCAAAGCAAAGCGCTTCATCGGGCCAGAATGGCGCGGACGCGCCTAGCGTACACGCACGCTAGCGCGGATGCTCCGCACCCCAGCCGTTCGCATGGCCGATCTCATGGCACATCAGCTTTGCGTATGGATCGCGCCAGGCGCAGGGGTTCGGGGCGATGATCAGATCACCCCCAACAGGCGCACAGGCGATAGAGCCAGCCGGCGCTTTGATGATCCCGCAATAAGGCGTGGCATGGCGGGTGAATCGCACCTTGACCTCTGCGTCGCCTCTGTAGCGCACAGGCGGCAATTGAGGGCTGAATCCCCCCACCTCACGCTTGCGCAGCGCCACAGCCAGAACAATGCACAAAACCGCCAGAACAAGGATGAGCTGGTCTTTGTGGCGCTCGCTCATTAGCTCGTCACGCCTTGCAAATTAGCGTCTGAGAAGGCGAGGTTTGACCAGATAGCCGCCTGAGAAATGTATCCAAACGGCGTGTTGCCTTGCCCTAAGCTAACCTCATTTGGTGTTGTCGGCAGAGTTGCGGTTGTGTCTTCTGTTCCAAGTGTTCCGCCTCGGGCAATCTGAATGCTGTTTGTGTTGACGCGAGCGGCCATTTTGTAAGGCGTGGCAACTGCCATTGATCCGGCTACGGTAACGCTTCCCTGATCAGCGCCGCCTTGATTTACCTGAACAAACGCTAAGTCTGAACCATTTACGCCAATGCGCGTGCGGTTGTTGTTATCGGTTGCCCGAATATCGAAATAATCTTCGCTGCCCCCCGTATCCACAACCCTTTCAAACTCAGCAAACAGCGTCAGCGGATACGCCAGGCCACTCACTGCGATAGAGCATACGTCAGCGGGACGGGTCACACTCGCGCTTGTCGTGGGGATCGGGCTGGATGGAAAAGAACCAGCTTGAAGATCGGATTGCCAAACCCCAAGCGTTCCCGTCCCAGATGCATTGTCAGGATAAATAGCGATTGAACACGAAACCCCGCCAACGCCCGTCGTTGCCAGACCCCAGATACGCCACCAACCGCCAGCAAGTTGAATCGGCGTGCCCCATGTACCGGTTGTGCCACCAATTGTAGGCGTACCTCCTGACCATGTTACCGCCGTAGCCTGCAACACGTCCACGCCGTTCGTCGCGTCGCGAACGCGAATGCGCGATGAAGTCGCCGTGCCCTGCTTGATGAAAACAGAAAATATGTAAGAGGTGGAGCCAACAGTTGTTAGCGCTTGTCTGCGCATAGAAAGGGTTGTGCCGGTCGCTGCGGTCAATGTTTGTCCGGTTGCCGTTCCGTCAGGGGCCGTTAAGTCCGTCGCGACCGTTGCATTATTTGGAGTGCCATCATCCCAAACCGCGTTCTGGAATGTCTGACTCTGCAAGCACAGATTCGTCCTCGCTCCTTCGATCAGCAAGCCCTTGTCTGTGATGCGGGGAACGCCAGAACCAAATAACGTCAATGCCCCAGCGCTCGTCTGACCATACGCCGCAAGCGCGCGCGTGAAGGTCAGGCCGGGAAGATCGTCAAACCGCCGAACTTCCGCAGATCCATTCCGATATCTGCTGCGCGCCGTATCAAATAAGAAAGCTGCACGGCCATACGCATCCAGCGGATTGCGCGCGCCTAAAATAACAGGATAAAGCGCTGGCCGCATTAGAGCGGCGTCCCCTTCAAACGCACGCGATGAGCAACAGCAGCCGGCGTCAAGGTTGTGAGGTTTACAAGATAACCAAAAACGCTCGTTCCAGACAGCTTAACGGAACGATTAATCCCAGAATTTTGAATGCCCTGAGTGGAGCCTAGATCAACCGCAGTTCCAAGATCGATGTAGCCGATGTATGCTGACCGATCACCTGACGGCACATCCCACGCGGCGTCATCTGCATACGCGCTCGGCGGGGTCACATTGTACAAATGGAGCCGCCAGGCCGTCGCTTCAGCCGTGCCGCCGTCAATGTACATATCGGCATCAGTGATCATAAATACACAGCCGGACGGCGCCGCCAAGGCAAACTCCTTCGCCGCCCCATTGCAATCTCCGGCAGTGTGAGACGAAGCCGCAGGCGTGAATTTCGCTTCAGCGTACTTTCCAGAGCCGGTTGTGATGGCTCCTTCAGTGACCTTCAATCCAGCCCC